CCAATCGGTCTACAATGGAGAGCCATCCAAAAACATCTCCCTCACCTCCTTCTCCTGCTCCTTCAAATAGGTTAGGGTAGCGGCCAACAACCTCGGATAAAGTTGAGAAAAAAAAAGCGCATAACCATATAAAGGAAGGGCTTTCAAATCCTTAAAGTTGTCAACCTTCCATTGATAGTCATCCTCAATCTTTCTGCCAAGAATGTCAACCCGATAGGACAGCAGCGCAATGATGGTGTGGAGATTCTCGGTTATATCCCCTTTGACCACCTCTTGCAGTTCAATAAAATGGTGAGCAGACATCTCTTTGGCATTCTTGACCAATCTGAACCTGCGGCCTTTGTGTTTGAACTTGTAGCCAATGCGCTTGTCAGGCATTTTGTCAAGGTTGAGTTTGGCGTGTTCCTCCTTGAGTTTCTCCATTGTCCAGATTTCCACATCTGAGAAAGGGATGTTCAGACAAATGGACACCTCGTGTGCCATCTGCTCAATGGGGTTCATGTCTTTAAGAGTGGCGAGTTCTTGGATTTGGCCTATTGTGAAAGTTTTCATGCGAAGAAGAATGTGCCTTTTTTGTTTTTGTGTGAGCAGTCAACTGCGAGAGCCAGAGCCATAACGCAGTCATCGTGCAACCCTGATGGTGCGGAGTACTTGACCCCAGTTCGTGTGTATTCAAATTCAAATGACTCCATCTCGTAGCCGATGGGGTTTTCAGGGAATCTGACCTCTTGGCTTTGCACGGCCATCACCAGCCCCTCAATCAACTGCTGCTTTGATTGGGATGTGAACTTGAAGCCTTGCATTCGTGGGCATCGTCTTTGGAGTTGCTCCACCACTGGGTCACCGACACCAGTTGAGTCAATGAAACAAGGAGTCCCACCCACAAGACGAGCGATGTGTTCTGAGGTGGTCGCCCAATCTTTCTGAAATCGCTCAAAATGGCAAACCTCTTTATTTGCGTTCAGACCGACTATCACCGTCCAGTCGGTATACTTAGCAAGGTCAATGCCATAAGATGCCACAGAGTCGCTTAGAATGGGTGAATAGCAGCGTCTGATGTTGTCAATGCCGAACGGGTTGCTTTGATCATCGGCTGGTTCAGCCAAATAGAGTTCCTTGAACACATATTCAGGAAGGTCTTTTTTCGCTTGTTCAATCTCATCAACGGAGATGATTCCTTCCTTGGCTGCATCGTAGGCAGTGATCTTGAAATAGGAGTAGTCACTTTCCCCTTGCTTGGCTCGTTCCCCTAATTTGTAGAACCAGTTCTTTTTGCCTTTGACATTCCCGATGAGTTTGCATTTGCCTTGGGTAGCCGTTAGGGTTGAGCGAAGGGCAAACCAAGCGTCCTCCCTTGCTCGTGAGGCTTCATCAAAGACAGCAGCATAGACATCTTCCCCGTATAGGTTATCGGCTTTCTCTGCTGACTTAAATTCAATCCGTGACCCGGTTGGGGTAGTGAGGACAAGTTTAGATTCGTTGGAGATAAAGAAGTTCGGAATCGTCACTTGGGACTTCATCCTTCGGAAAGCAATCTCCGCTTGTTGATACACCGGAGCAATCCACCACACCGATTGGTTTTCTTTCAGAGCAAGGGCTTGTTCAAACAGCCAAATGATGTGAGATGCCGTTTTGCCGGTCTTGGTACTTGCTGCGGTTATGGTATAGCGAGAAGGAGAGTCAAGGATGGCTCTCTGGTAGGTTGTAAGAAAGGGTCTTTCATACTCTATTTGCATACCGATTTAAGTAGAGCCACTCGGAGAGCGTTTTCTGCCTTGAGCGAATGATGATCATTGCAATAGGCTCGGTTGATTTTGCCGACCTTGTCCCACTTGCCTGATTTGATTAACTGCTCAAGAGGTGTCCCCCAGTCATTGTTTTTGACAAAGAACACTCCAAGGTTTGATTTGTGGTTGGTGTAGGGTTCAACAGCCGAGCAGAGAATGGGTCGGTTGTATGCTGCTGCTTCCAGAATCTTGAGTTCTGATTTGTATCGGTTGAATTTATCGTTGGTCAAAGGAGCAAGGCAGATGTCTATTTCGCTATACATCTTGCCGTACTCAATCGGTGAAGTTCCAGTTCGGTGAACAAACCATTCGGGTCGCTCTTTCCTGCTCTTGCCAGTTACCGATTTTTCCATCCTCGCCCAGATAGGTTCTCCCTCATGAAATCCTCCCATCAAGAATCTCACATTGTGCTTCTCGCAAATAGGAGCAATCTGATCGGTTAGAAGTTTGATGTCCTCCTCGTGAGAGATGCCACCAACCCAGCCGATTGTCAGAGGGTGTTCAGTTGTGGTGTTCCATTGCTCGGCCTTCTGGTTAATGCAGTTCTTGACGATGGTGATTTTGTCGTTTATCTCAGCAATCCTTTCAGCGAGTTGAGGCGTGGTGGTCATTATCGCATCCGCATAGTAGATAGCGTCCTTGATGCAGTTTTTGATTTTGGTGCGGTATATCTTGTAGACGGGATTGTGCCGAGGAATCACCCAGTAATCATCTATGTCAATAATGTAAGGGATTTTCTTCTTTGCCAGTATCTCCAAGATGTTGTATTGCAAATCACCCAACCACCGATTGAATACCACACAATCGTACTTCTCAAACGGCAGCGAACCCCATTCCGTTCGGTTCTGAGAGACATCAACCGTGATGTCGTAGTCCACCTGAATCTGAGAATAGGGAACAAATAGCCGGTGATAGGCTACTCCGTTGCTGCCGTCTAAGAGTACAAGGATTTTCAAAAGGGTAGGTCTTTGGGTTTTTGGTTACAAATAAAGTGTGTAGCCTTTGATTTCTCGTGAGGTGCTTGGCGTTTGCCAATTCTCAGTTTGACATCACCATAGGAGTTCATTTCAAGTTTGCCTGATTCCAAAGCCTCCTGAATTTGCTTGATGTTGATGCTGATGTTCATTCCGTACTGGTCTTCCCATCCGCTTCCGAAGTAGATTTTATCTGTCATTGTGAAATATTGATTTTTTTCATTTATGGTTACCAACTCCCAGTTTTTGATCTCGTCTGGTGTTGCTTTGATTAATGTATAAGATGTGAATTGTCTATCAAAGATATAAAATACATACAAGTCAATATCGGTTTTATCTGCCGTTTGTTTGTTGACCTTAGGCGAATCAAATCCTCCTTTGATGTCTATCTTGATTCCTCTTGCAATTATGTCTGGTTTGTTTTCTACTATCTCTTGAATGAAATCTGCTGCTTCATATTCTATACCTGCTTGATCTAATTTTTGCCGTGCCAACAATTCTGCCAAGATGCCTTTGAACTCAGTTTGCAAATCATCATCCCTTTTTCTGAAAGTGTTGTGATAGAATTTTTCATTGGCTTGAACTCGTTGTTCAGCGATTGACAAGGCTTGTATTTTGATTTTTTCACTAATCAAGTTTGAGAGTTACTTTTATGACCTTCTGTTCAATTGTTGCGTCAATTTGTTCTTTGGGTTTGCCGTAGACCCGTGAGAGTAGTGTGTCCATAGAATACAGAGAGCCTTTCTCAAATGACTTGATGATTGCCTTTGCAACGGTCTTCTCAAGCATAGTTGCATCGTCATTCTCAAGCACCTCTTTAATCTGCTCCTCGTTCATCGCCATTATCGCTTGAATGGAATCGTTGACCTCTGCCAACTTGTATCCATTCTCCTTCATTAGCGTGGTGAATTTCTTGGGTCTCCCGTTTGGATTCCTCACTTCACCCGGTTGAATTGGCTTTAGGTTGTCTACTGCTTTTGGGTTATTGGGCATCTTTGTTTCGTCTTTATTTTTTGCGCTGACTCATCTTCACCAAATGAACAACTCGGAGCATCGCTTTCTCCTCTTTGATATCCCCGTATCGGTTGTGGCAAGAGCGACAAAGTGCCATCAGGTTTTCAATGATATCCTTCTCATTTGAGCCTCCCATTCCTCGTGCTTCTATGTGATGAATATCAACTGCGGTCTGACCACACATTTCACAAGGAATCCAATCGCTCTCGTGATAGTTCATTTCCTTGAGGTAGATTTTGGTGTGATTCTTCATAGACGAATTATCTCCGTTCCGTGTTGTTTGACATAAACATCCATAGCGTGGTTGTGCATATCAAATCTCTCGGCTCTTTCGTTGTTCTGGTAGTTCTGAGATAGTCCTTTGAATACACCATAACCTCCGTCTATTCCGATTGTGTAGATTGTAGGTACTCTGCCACATAAAAAGGAAAAAGCAAACCCAGACGAGTTGTGTGTCGGGTGTTGAGGTAGTCCTTTGTTTGGGTCTATTGAGAATTGCACGAATACGGTGTTTGATGTGGTTGGTGAGGAGCAGGTTCTGGTCAGGATATACCGAGCGTTGATTGGTGACTTGATAAACTGAGTAGGTCGGTCATAGATTATAGGATCATGCAGAGCAGCAATATCGGCATACTTAGTCACATCAATGGCAGCGTTGATAGTCCAGATGTTGAACTCATCGGTTGGCTTCCATCTTTCCAAACTATGCCCAGTTCCTACAATCAACCAAGGCTTCTGGAAGAACCAATTCTCACTTGCGAGTTCGTCTACGCTTCGTAGGTTGTTCGTCATCTGCTATCTGTGCTGCTTCAATCTCTGGTTGAATTTCTTTCTTTAGACCTTCTGCTCGTATGATAAGCGAGTAAAACGCCTCAACAAAACAAGAGGAGCAGGTTGGCATTGGTCTGCCCATTTCTTGCTGGTAAATTTGGCGGAGGCGAACTCCTTGTTCGGGAGTCACTCGGAAAAACCCACTCTGCTTCCATTGGGCAAACAGAGGAGATAGGTCAAGAATGTAGTTGATTTCTTCTAAGGTCATAGGACAAAACTATAAAGGGAAAAAGAGGCTAACAAAAAGAGAAGCCATTTGAGGTCTTTCATAGGTATCGGTTTAAGGTTGTTGCTCCCCATCCAGATAGTGCAGCAAATGCGATGCCAGACCATCCATAGAGAGGTACAAAGAGAAGGAGGCCAAGCCACCAAGCCATACAAAGTTCGCAGGTGAAAGGTTTTAGTTTAATCCTCCAGCCTATCTCCCCCACGAAGATGATTGCCAAGCAACTCGTTCCGATTATTTCTAAGAGTGTATTCATCGTTGATTTGTTCTTTGATTCGTTTTACTACTGCGAGGATTTCTTGTCGGCTGATTCCGGTGATTCTTGAGA